AATGATGATAAATTGTTTGCTGTTTTAAAACCTGAAGAGGTCCATATGTACTTAGACGCGCGAAAATAATTAATCACAAGGAGTAGGAATGAGCGGATATTCACCAGGAGTAGAAGACGGTTGGACAGCGCCATCTGAGCAGGGGTACTCTGCTGATTTGAGCAATGAAGCTGTTGAGCAACCCGATGTAGAAGCTCATGAAGAGTCGACGCATGATGCACTAGATGAGTCTTATTCCAACCGCCCTAAAAAGAAAAAGAATGCTTTTCAAAAGCGCATAGATCAATTGATGTATGAAAAAGGTGCTGTTGAACAAAACAATACATTTTTAGCGCAGCAATTAGCCGAAAAAGATGCTTACTTATCTCAGCAGCAAGCTAGATTGCATCAATTTGAAGAGCAAATAAATGAAAAAAACGATAATGCCAATGAGTACTTTGAAAACAGCTTAGATGTCCATGAGCGCTCATTAAAAGATAAGTTTAGAAAAGCAAAAGAAGATGGAGACATCGAAGATGAGCTTCATATAATAGACCAAATAGCAGAAATAAAGGCAACTAAAGCGTCTCATGCTGCTTGGAAAGTACAAGAAGAAGCAAGGAAACAAAAAGAACTATATGAGGAAGACTATGAACCATATAGTACGCACTTGCCTAATATGCCTTATCAAAATCAATCGCCACAAGATATTGAGTTCCAGTCATGGGCTAATCAAAATCAATGGTATTCTAACCCAAATTTGAAAGCTGAAGCTGATTCTATAGCATCTGAACTTTCAAATGTTTTGTTGTTCAATAATCAAGGGCACATGATTGGGACACCAGAATTTAGAGAAAGCGTCACAAACGTTATGAGTGAAAAGTATGGAATTGGTATGCCTGTACAGCAGCACCAGCAACAGCACGATTATGAGGAAGAAGAGCCACAGGGATACAGTTCATATCAATCTAGGCCAGCTGTAGCGCCTGTTACACGTAGAAGTGCTCCAACTATGGCTCAGAACTACATGTCGCAAAGGTCTACTCAACGTCCTGGCGCGTCTTTGACAAAAGAAGAATATGATTTAGCCCGCCATCTTCAACCAAGGCGCAATGAAAGTGAAGTCGATTTAATAAAGCGCTATCAAAAGGGTAAAGCATACCCACGGTCTCCCCTTCAAGGTGGAAGTCCTAACCGTTTAACTATTTTGTAAGGATAAAGAAATGACAGACAATAAATTATCTGGAAGATCACCAAGGGCATCTGAGGGCAGAGTTCACGACAGTAGATCTGGTGAAGAAGGTGGAAGGAAGCCTATACGATATAGTGAAGGAAGCGCTTTTAATGTGCCAGAATCCGTTAGATTAAGTGATCCTGAGCACTCCTACGCTTATATTCCCTATCACAGTGGCGGTAAAGACCTTACACAAGAATATGATGATGCTATTTACAGGCGTGGGTTCATGCCAGTTAAGAGATCTTCACACCCTTTGTTAAAGCGCAATCAAATTGATAGTCCATTCGCTCGCCAAGAAGAAGATGATTTGATTAAATACGGAGGACAAATCTTAATGAAGCGTACGTTGGAAGATAAAGAATCAGAAGATAATTTTTACAATGAGAGAAACGCGCGTCAAAACTACATTCGTGAATTACATTCTAATTCGAATCCAGGATCACCAAAGATATTTCAGGATGAAAGAAAGTATTCTCCAGGCATGAGATAATAAGGCAAATACGAATAAAATTAACGAAAGGGAGGTTTAGGCCTCTTTTTTATTTTATGGATTAGGATATTCAAAAAATATATGTATACTATAAGTATAGAATACAAAATTACCAAATTAGGATGAGCACGGAGAGTTCATAAACCTAATCTTGACCTTAGTCATGTAAATTTCTATCTCCTCCCATATCACTTGGATCTGTGATTTTGGCAGCGCTGAACCAGCGTCCCTTTTTCCCAATAAAAATTTTATAACCAATTTTAGGAGCATAGTTATGTCTTATGGACAAAATCTAGCATGGGGCTTACAGGCTACAAAATCCCTGAATGCATCAACATGGAACGGGCAAGTTAACCCTTATTTCATCGATGCAACAGCCGGTGCTACAGTACAAAGTATTTTCAGAGGCGACCCAGTAATCATAAATACAAATGGATATGTCGTATCCCTTTATGAAGCAGGATCACCAGCATTCCAAACAACAGCAGTTTTAGGTGTATTTGATGGTTGTTCCTATATAACACCAACATCTGCTAACCCAATTGACCCAGCAAGTCCTGGACGCCCATATTGGCCTGCAGGAACACTGACACTAAACAATACGCCTGTGACGGCATTTGTTATTGATGATCCAAGCACAATATTTAATGTTCAAACCAACGCCTCACCAGGTTTGACACAAACACAGATGGGAAATACGGCCCCAGTTGCATTTAACCTTGCTGTTACAACAGTTCAGGGTAACACAAATACAGGTATTTCATTGGTTACACTAGACCAAACGGCTGCCGGAACTGGTGCGACTCTCAACTTGAAGATAATTCGTCTTGTTGCACGTGTAGGGAACACAGCAGGTCTTGAATATAACAATGCAGAAGTTTTGATTCAAAATCATTTCTACTGTTCACGCCCAGCTGGCGTTTAGGAAAGGAATAAAAAATGGCATTAGTTAATCGCTCTAATATACCAAGTTTGCTCAGGCCAGACTTGGCGGATGTATTCGGAGACTGGAACGTTTTCCCAGCACTATGGAAAGACATTTATAAGATTCACAGATCTGATAAAGCAGTTGAATATGAAATGGAAATGCAAGGCCTTGGACTTGCTGAACTAAAGACAGATGGTTCTCCAGTAGCAAGTTCTTCTTTCCAGCAAGCGTACCAAACATCGTATGTACACCAGTACTATGGTCTTTCATTCCAAATCACACGTGCTGCGATTATGGATAACTTGTATAAGTCACAGTTCCCACAACAATCTATGCAGTTGCGCAATTCTTTAGAAACATTGAAGAACATCAACGCAGCATACATTTTTAACAATGCGTTTCATAAAAACTCAACGGTAAGTGACGGAAAAGCTTTGTGTGCTACTGATCATCCAATCGCTACAGGTGTTCTGGCTAACAAATTCACAAACTCCGTTGGTTTTACTGAAGCGGCTGTTGAAGATGCAATTAGCTTGATTCGTAGCTGGCAGAACGTCGCTGGTCTTCAAATTGATCTAAAATCCGTAAAAGCTTTGGTCCCTCAGAAATTGGCTTTCCAAGCTGCACGTATTTTCAAGTCTGAATACCAAACTGGAACAGCTAACAATGATATCAATGCTCTAGTGCATGACAAATACATGCCCGGTGGATATTTAGTCAACCAATTCCTTACTGATCCAAACGCCTGGTTTATTCTAACGGACGAACCAAATGGATTTAAATACTATCTCCGTGAAAACTTAGACATCGACTTCATCACCGATGTTGTAACGGATAACGTTACAGTTCGTGCGATCGAGCGTTATAGCTTTGGTTGTTCTAACTGGCGTGCAGTATTCGGGTCAAGCGGCGCTTAACATATAGGAATGGAGACTAAAGATGGTTTATACACCACCTACTAACATCCCACTTGGTACATATGTAAATGATGGGGTACGATCAGGTCCTAAATATAGCAACTTGAACTCGACTGCAACAGATAGTAACGGCCAGCTAATTGCTGGCTACTACGATCGGTACGGACCATCAGTCCTTTATACACCGTTTAATACATGGGATATCGTCCCTTATGCGTCTACAGCTGGAAACATTGTTGCAGCAGCAATAGTAGCGGCACCTGGTTACAGGACGCTTTTCGGGGATAATGCAGCAACAACTATTGTTCAGGGAAATAATGGGGCAAACTATGTCCAATTAGATTGGCCACGTGTTCCATCTGTTGTCGTTGCAGGTGCTGCAATGACAGGTCCAACAATTGTGACCATATTTGGTACCGATTGGTATGGGTTCCCTCTACAGCATGCATACACTGTGGAAGCAACAGGATCATATCCTGCTAACCTAGCGACCCCTGCAAAAGCGTTTTATAGGATTACATCTGTTTATGTAAATAATTCAACGGGTGCTGGTGGAACGTTAGCTGTTGAGACAAGTAATATATTTGGCCTCCCTTATGTTATTAAGGAAGCGAGCTATGCTGCTAATTTCTCTTGGGATGGACAAGGTATGGCTCACCAATACGGGACTGCTACACTCGCTGCTGGTGCTGCTACTGTTCTAACGCCTGCTGTTCGTACTGCATCACCTATCTTTTTGTCTCACCAGGGCCTTAATGGAACAGCGACAACTGATGTTGGAAATTTATACGTAAGCGCTGTTGCAACGCGAACATCATTTGCGATTGCTTCAACTGATGCTCAAGATGCAACGATTGTAAGCTGGATGATTCCAAACAGCGGACAAAACCTAATTGCCGTAGCCGATACGTCTACAGCTACAGCAACAACAGGTGATGTACGTGGTTTGGTTCAAATTCCTGCTGCATCTGCCCCTAATGCTGCGCGCAGGTTGGTTTATACACCGTATGTTTTTGGTGCGGATCAATTCCAAAATCAATTAGCTGCAGGTAAACAACCTCAAGGAACTGGCGCTGTTCCTCCTGCTACAAATACAGTACCTAACCTAACATCAGCCGACCTATACGGGAAAGCACAATACTACACAGGATCACTATAAAATGAGTCAACCTACCGTAATATATTGGGCTCCAGTAACAGGCAATACGGCAGTAATTTCTTCGCTCCAGAACTATTCTGGGGCGGGGAACTTAACCCTTAATTCAAATGTTCCAAACAGCCCTATAAGTAACAATGGACCTTATGTATATGATGGTGTAGCGCGCACTGTATCATTCACAAGTGCTAACAACCTTAGTGCAAGAACTATTACGATAACAGGTATCGGAAGTGCAGTTGATGCAAACGGTAACCCTACACAGAGTCTAGGTACAGTTATTACAGAAACACTATCTGGACCTAATGCAAACACCGTGAATTCAGCGAAAATTTACAAACAAATAGATAGCATCTCAATTAACGGTGCGGCAAATGCTTTATCTGTTGGCTTTGGAGCCTCAGGCATAGGGACATTTACTTATAGTGATTACGACAGAACAGCTTGGTACGCATCATGCCAAACAGCAGTTTATAACCGTACAACATTGACACATACCGTGTATCTGTCTTTAACAAAACCAGAAACAATTGATTACAAGTATGGAAACTTAGTCGCCTATCCTCAAGCAATACCAACATTCCCCCTTGGAGCAGTTGATTCTGCTGTTAGCCAATTGCTGGCTATATCAATTCCCGTTGTTTTGGCTTGGGTCAATGTTAAAGCTACAGCTGGTGACAGCATGTATTTTACAGTTCTACAACAAGGAATCCGATCATGATTACGAGATCATCTGAACCATCTTTACTTAGAGCTCGTGGTGGTGGCGTTAAAAAGAATAAATCTAGAAATGGCGTAGGGCCAAACTCAGGAAGTTTAACACATGGATCATTAGTGAATGAGCCCTCACTTAAAGCTTTAGGTGCATCCAAAAAAGATATTGAGTATGGATTACCCCATGAAGCCGGTAGAGATCCTAAGCATAAATCAGATGATGGCGTAGCAAAGAATGCTCGCCTAGTTAGAACACGAAAAGATCCAGACCCTTTTCATGATCCACATACATTTGGCCCTAATTGCGATAGATCAGCTCGTAAGGGTGATTACTTTAAGAATGGTGGGGCTGTTGAGTCTGACATGTGGTCAAACAACACACTAAAGAAACATTAAAAGGGTTTAACCCAAGATAGGCTTTTATAAGTCATGACAACTAGTAATTCCTACGTCTTTGGTACAGACACTCAAATAGATGCTCTCATCAGAGAGAGCTTTGAGCGTATAGGGATTATTGGTAACGACCTGACAGGCCTACATATTCAATCTGCTATTATGTCCGCTAATCTTGAGCTAACGTCATGGCAAGGGAAAGTCCCTTTGTCATGGACAAGAAAACGGTTCATGTTCAGCGTTTATGTAGGCCAACCAACCTATTTGTTACCTAAATCTATTACACGTATTTTAGACGTTACGGCATCACAACCTACACGATTAAATCAAGGTGGAACAGCTTTTTCATCAGCTGGAGGAAGTGCTTCTAACTGCTTCGATTCAACAAGTACGACAGGATGCACGCAAGTTTCAGCAGGTGGGTATATATCCTATGATTACGGTGTTGGTGCATCGCAATCCGTTCAATATGTTGGCATTACACCCCTTCCGTCTCAAACAGAATATACCTTATCAGTAGATTATTCATTTGATAATGTGAACTGGTTCCCAGTATACACGGCGCCTAAACAGCTATATTTTGCCAATCAAGTTGTTTGGTTTGTGATTGAAAATGCAATTAATGCGCGTGTTTGGCGTATTCGTGAAACTGGTGGCGCTACTCTTGCTATCCAGCAGATCTATTTTAGCCAAGCTACAACAACTGGAACGGGTGACAGGTACTTAACACCCCTTTCTTATACGGAATGGATGCAGATCCCAACAAAGAATAATCAAGGGTTCCCAAGCAGTTATTTCTTTAACTCACAGATTCAACCAACGCTTACTCTATGGCCTATCGTTGGACCATCAGCACTTGCGAATCAATTCACATCTATTTTGTATACGGCATATCAGTACTCACAAGATGTTACGCTACTATTCCAGCAATTTGATCTCCCGCAAAGGTTCTATGATGCCCTTGTTGCAGGTATAGCTTATAGATTAGCGGTTAAGTTCTCTCCTGATAAAGCAGCCCTTCTTAAGGCAGAATCATCTGAAGCTTTCCAATTGGCAGCCCTTACAGAGTTTCAAAGTGTAACGCTTCGATTCCAACCTGATTTTTCCACTTATATGTCGTGAGGGATAAATGAGAGTTAGAAACCATGGAAAATACACAAAAATGAGCATGACAAACCCAAGAGGTATTGGGACATGCGATTACAGCGGGTTAATGGTTCAACAAGCGCAGATGGTTGATCAATACGTTTATCGTGGACAAGGCCTAGTTAAGACGGGGTATAAAGTTAATCCTAAGTTTTATGATCAACCTAATGCACAAGATCTAACGCCATTGATCAAATTAGATCCTGTGCCTATCATCAATGCCCGCCCTGATAGCCAAATCGATACAATTCAGCCTCAGCTTCTTATTTTAAATGTCGGCGGCAGTAGTGATGTAACTCTTACACCAACACAATTTTCAAACATAAATTTTATATTCAATGGTGTTTTAACAGGTGATGTGATTATCTCTGTTCCTGCAACATTTAATGACTTCTTTGTTATCAACCAAACAACTGGTCCTCATACTCTTAGCATGCAGCTTATCAATAACTACCCAACTCGGATTGTTCTTGCGCGAGATGTTCAAACGTTGATAGCAAATGACTCAATGTCACTTAAAATAATTCACCCAAATTAAAGGAGCCCACAATGGCAGACGCACCAGATACCTCAGAATACCTATTAGTTTCACCAGATTCAGGCGACTTGCCTAACAGCAGGACACTTACAGCAGATGCAGTTGCATCTAACTTGCAATTCTCAGATAGTGGCCCAGGTGGGTCTTTATCTCTTGCCCCAACTCTTACGTTAGCTTCAGTCGTCAACATGTCTTCCCCTGGATTCATGAGCTTTAATGGAACAAGCGTAGTAACACCACGTACACTTATATCGGTTGATACAATACAAATTACAAATGGTAATGGAATAGTTGGGAATCCGGTTCTTGATGTTATTGACGATACATCTAAGCAAAAAGTTTCCGTCTCTGTAGATGGGGCGTCAATAGCTGGGACACGCTCCAATATAAACTTCATTAGCGGGTTAAATACGACTGTTGCTGCATCTGATAACTCAGGAAGCAATAGAATTGATGTTACAGTAAATGCTGCAACAGGCTTGGATTCCGACACATCCGTGCTTTTATTATCATCTGCTAATGGAAATGCTGCAAATGCGGGTGCATTAACGACTGGTCTTTTAAAAATAACCGTCGCTGGTGCGATTGCTACGCCATCAACAGCTGTAGCAAATACTGATTATGTAACGCCTACAACTGGGTTGTTACAACTTAGGGCGCTCACTCCAGGTATTGGAAACATTATCGTAAGCAATGCGAGCGCATGGACTTCATTAACAGCAGGGTCTGTTGGTCAAATTCTTGGTATTACAGGTGGTGGAACAGTTGCGTGGGTAACTTCTAGTGCATCTGGGGCACCTGCAAACTCCACATATTTATGCCAAACGAGTGCAAACTTGCCGAATAATGGTGTAAATCTTGGTGCTACAAATGCTGTTCTTGGAATTGGGACACCAACGCCATCGGCTTCTGTTGATATCTTATCTACGAGTTCTAATGCAACCATTAGAGCCATATCCCAAGGTACATTTACTGGCTCAAATCTTTTCACACATTATGAAACATACACTGGCGATCCTATATCAAGTGCCTATTTCCAATTTGAAAACGCACGTGGGACTATCGCATCACCAACGGCTTGTGATGATGGCGACACATTATTTGCTTTATATGCTCGTGGCCGTGGCGCGACTGGATTTAGGGATTCATCAAACATAAGATTTGTTGCAAAAGGCCCGTTTACAGATTCATCGGCACCTGGCGCTATTCAGTTTTATGCATCTAATATCGGGTCAACCAATCCAACACTTTCTATGACAATTAACCCAAACCAAACGGTTACTTTTGAACAGCAATCTGTTTTAAAGCTTGGTGCAGCTGTTTTAGGGGGAACAACAAGCTTTGCAGCTGATGCGAATTTAACAATTGCAAGCACTGTGTTTAATATCTCGACGACGCCTACATTCTTTAGCGGATTAACAGTTTCTGGCGGCGGAACAGAATTACAAGGTACCACATTTAACAACGGTTGGGGACTTCAGACAGGCACGGCACAGGTAAGGACAGGAACATTTTTGACCGTCCTGTCTGGTGGTACATTTACGTGCAATAGCGGTTCTACGACATCATTTAATAACACCCCATCATTTGGGAATGGCTTATCTGTTAATGCAGGATCGGTAACTTTAGCCTCTGGAACAATTACGACGGCTGCAGTTGGATCTATTATTAACTTCAATAGCACGCCGACATTTAACAACGGACTAACGGTTACATCAAACAGCATTGCAATTGCTACAGTTGGTACTGGTCTTATAACTAGTTCTTCTACAAGTGTCTCATTTTCTGGTCCTTTTACTCTTAACAGCGGATCAACAACAACCTATTCATCTGGATCAACACTAGCACTTGTGAGTGGCTCCACGATTTCAGGAACAGCAACAGGAACGTCAGCATTAACACTTGCAGGGACCGGAACACTAACTGTTGGGGAAAATGGCGTAAATAAACTATTTAACATCTTGGGAACAGGGACTGTAACTATTGGTAACGCAACAGATGTAAAGGCTATTAACCTTACATCAGGGACAACTACAACAATTCAATCAGGGGCGAACCTAACCCTTTCTGCTGGGTCTATCTTAAATGCAAATGGTGCTCCAGCATCAGGCAATGTTCTAACATACAATGGTACAAATGTAGTATGGTCTGCTCCAGCAGTTGGGGGGACGGTAACGTCCGTTGGGGTATCATCATCAGACGCCTTTATTACCGTAAGTGGGAGCCCTGTCACAACATCTGGAACAATTGCCCTAACTATAAACACCTTGCCTGCAACAAAAGGTGGTACTGCACAAACAACGTACACAACTGGCGATACGCTGTATGCAAGCGCTTCAAACACACTTTCTAAGCTAGCAATTGGAACACAAGGTCAGCTATCTGCAGTAAGCTCTGGTGGAATTCCACAATGGACAAATACGATTGATGGAACAGGCGCACTTACAATTGGTGCTAACACAGTTAGCAAAGGACTTAACATATTAGGAACCGGCACAGTCACTTTTGGAAATAGTTCTGATGCTAAGTCAGTTAGCTTTACATCAGGCGTGACAACGACATATGCGTCTGGGTCTACATTGACTGCTTCGGGCACGATCAATATGAACAATGTAATAAATCAGACACTTACAACAGGTAACTTCTACGCTTCAACATTGGAAAATACGTCTGGTGGTGATGTTTCATATACCATGTATACTTCAGCTGGGAACCTTGGGCCATCCATTAAGATGGGCATGTCTCGTGGGACAGTTGCGTCACCTACTCCCGTTACAACTTCTGATCGTATCGGGTTCTTGGTTGCTCGTGGTGGTGATGGAACTACTATGCAAAATGGACCGAACTTAACTTTTAGTGCTACAGAAACTTGGTCTGGAACTGCGCGCGGATCTGATATTAAATTCTACACAGTTCCTAACTCAACTACTGCTCCTATCCTTGCATTGACGCTTACTCAAGACCAATTAGCTACTTTTACAGGACAAATTGGCGCAACTGGAGGGTTCAGTTTAACTGGTGGTGGATTTAACATATCGGCTGGTGGCGGAACTGGGACATTTAACAACACAGGTGGCAATACATTTGGTTCAGCATCTCCCTTAACATTTAACAATGCACCATCATTCACAAATGGAGGATCCCTTGCTGGTACATTCAGCGGAACACCGATATTCAGTGGAAACTTAACATTTAGCGGGACGCCAACATTAACTGGTGGATTAATTGTTACATCAAGCGTTCCTGAATTTAGATCTGGAGCGTCATTTACTACTGGGGGAACACTATCAACAACTGCTGCGGTTGCGGTTTCGTTTGCTGGAACGACAGCATTAACTGGGCTTTTAACACAATCACTAACGTCTAACTCAAACATATTTACTCAAACTGTTACAGGAAGCGGAAGTGTCGGACTACGGCAAATTCTAACAAGCAGTGGATCGGGTGTTACTGGTATATCACAAACTTTAGTAAATGGAAATCCATTTACTGCAATTACTGACAACAACTTAATTGGTGGTGGTGGAAACATAAATCTGACGACCTACACTGGTGTTGGTTTTATCGGTCCAGCGATCCAACTATCACAGGCTCGTGGAAGTACGGGAAGTTTAACAGCAACCCAAGGATCAGACTATTTAGCACAATTTATAGGTAGGGGATTTGACGGGTCGGCTTTTGCTACTGGCGGTTCTATTATTGTTTACGCAACACAAGCATTTACAGGAGCGGCGCGCGGATCTGCAATTGATTTCCTTACTACTCCAAATGGAAGCACGCTAAATACGCTAGGTTTCAGAATTGGCCAAGATCAAAAATGTGTGTTCCCTAATGCTTATACGGTCACTGCTGGCACTGCATCATTTAGCAGTGGCACTACATTGTCTATTGCATCTGGGGGTATTTTAGATTTTGTATCAGGCTCTACAATTTCAGGAACAGCAACAGGGACGTCAGCATTAACACTTGCAGGTACCGGAACACTAACAGTTGGTGCAACGGGTGTAGCTAAAAACATATCACTTATCGGTACAGGTACGGTTACAATCGGCGCAAACGGTGTGAACCAAGACTTTGGAATCCGTGGTACTGGAACCGTAACGATTGGCGATGGAATAGATGGCAAAACATTAATTGTAAACAATAATGTAGCTTTACAAATTGGTAATGGTGCCTCTGGTGTTTTAAATCTAAGCAATAACTCAACCGTATTAATCGGATCAGCCGCTGGCGGACAAGCTCTAATTACTAACGTTGGTGGTGGTATTTCTAACTCATTCATGAACATTGGAAGAATAAAAATAGGATCTGCTACATCCCCAACAAACGCATTAGAGCTCAGCACAGATAATGCTGTAAAGCCAGGTGCTGGTGGACTTTGGACTATTGCATCCGATATGCGCATCAAAAGAAACATTGAAGACATCGATGGTGAGTTAGCCCTTTCGACGATTAGATCTCTAAGACCTAGGAAGTATAACTATACACCAGAGCACGTCGAAGCTATGAAAGTTGGGCTAAAGGAGGGCGAGAAAGGGTGCCTATGTCCTGATACTCCAGAGTATGGGTTTGTAGCAGACGAAGTCGAAACCGTTATGCCTGAATGTGTCACAGTAAGCGAGTCAAGCTCAGGTAAGGTTGAAAACCTTAAGATGATCAACATGGGTTCAGCTACTGCGTTGATGTATAAATCTATCGATGTATTAGCATCTCAAATTGAATCTCTTATGAAGCGTATAGATATTTTGGAAGGGAATCAGCCAGACCCTGAACGCGTTGCAGTTCCTTCAGAAGTTATAAATCCCATAGAAGATGTTGCTCCTGAAGTTGCACCTGACGTTGCACCTGAAGAAACAATAGAAGGTAAATAACTAGATGGCATATGTCTTAACCTACACAAACCTTGTAACAGCGATTGAGAATTACCTCGAACGCATAGACTCACCGTTTGTTTCAGAAATCCCCTTGTTTATTATGCTTGGGGAAAGAAGAGTATCACGTGATTTGAAAATCTTAGGACTCAAGGTTTTCATTACGGATACCCTCCTTGTAGGGCAAGAGACATTGCAAAAACCTAACCGTTGGTTGAACTCGTCATCATTTAACATTGGAACAGGCACGGGATTTAATACCCGTGTCCAAGTCCTTCAAAGGTCATATGAATATTGTCGTATGTACTGGCCCGACCCAACGCAAACAGCACAACCAAAATATTACAGTGATTATGATTTCAATCACTGGTTGATTACCCCTACACCTGATTTAGCCTATCCATATGAAATTGCTTATTACCAAGTCCCACAATTGATTGATAGTACTGTTTCAACAAACTGGCTAACTGAAAATGCACCAGATATCTTGCTTTATGCAACGCTTTTAGAGACGGCATCTTATCTAAAAGATGATGACCGAGTAGCCGTTTGGACCCAATATTATGAAGTTGCCAAGAAGGCATTAAGTGAAGAAGACATGCGTCGAATATACGACGGATTTAGTAAAAGGGGTGGATAATGCCTATTAATGTTTTTGGTGAAGGTGCCGTACAAACGGCTTACGTAGGCTATAGAGATTTTACGATGGCTGCTAATACTACGTTGTATTGGCCTAATGCCTATCAAGATACAACAGACACGGTAGCGGCCTTTATGCGCGTTACAGCAACATCTAGTGCTGGTCTTATCCTGACTTTACCAAATGCAACACAAGTCTCAGTTGGTCAGAACTTCATTATTGTAAATACATCCTTAAATGCCTTTAGTATTTATAGCAGTACAGGTGCTGACCTAGGGTCTATTGATATTGGCATCTCTTACTATTATGTCCTTGAGGATAACTCTACAGCCGGTGGAACATGGCGAAGAGTAACATATGGAGCGGGAAATTCGGACGTTGACGCAGCCGAACTTGCAGGTCTTGGACTTGATGCTGTAGCTGGGAAGCTGAACACAAGTGTTCCTGTATTTTCTACTGTCGGTCCAGCCTATACGGTTACATCTGCACAAAATGCAGGATTGGTTGTATGGCAGGGAGGATCAGGAACAATAACACTTCCAAACGTAGCAACCGTTGATGATGGGTTTTATTTTTCACTTAACAATGAAGGAAGTGGTGAAATAGTTGTATCAGGTGACAGGACTATTGATAATCAAACAAGCTTTATTGTTGGATTAAGTCAGTCTCTCACATTTGTAAAAGCGTCAAATAACTGGTGGACAATAGGTTTTGGACAACAAACATTCTTTGCTATTAGTGTATTGAACAAAAACGTAGGTGGAAATACAAACGTCACTTTAAGTGCTAGTGAGGCGACTAGGAACATACAACAATATTCAGGTGTTCTTACAGGAAACATTACTGTTTTCTTTCCTGTAGAAGCCAATGAATGGACTATATATAATAATACAACGGGGGCTTTTACGCTTTCTGTTCAACTTGCTGGACCCACGGGATCTTCAAATATAATTCCTCAATCTAATACACAGATCTACTATAGTGACGGCACAACAATGCGTGTTGCACCCTCTATCTTTACGGGTTCCACAATGTCGTTCGCAAATGGAACTGCGGGCGCTCCATCAATTTCATTTACAACAGATTCAACAACAGGTGTTTATAGACCTGCTTTAGGGCAATTAGGTCTGTCGGCGGCTGGTGCAGAGAGAGTAAATATTACAAGTGCCGCAGTAAATATTTTAACGCCAAACTTATTTGCACAAACAGTGAGTGGGACTAAAATACAGGGGGAAAATGGCACCGCCTTATTACCATCTCTAACTTTTAATAATGATTTATCCACGGGTTTATATCTTTCATCCACAGGAACATTAGGAATATCTGCTGCAGGTGCTCAAAAGATTACTGTATCTAGCACAGCTATTAATATCGCAAATCCTGTTCGCGTTAGTACCTCAACTGCAGCTATCCCATCATTTTCATTTAGTGGGGATTCCGATACAGGGATATATCAGACAGCCCCAGGCGAATTGTCTATTTCCGTTGATGGCACTGCTAGACTAACGATTCTTCCTATATCAAGTACGTTTTTAAATGATTTGAGGGCTCCATCTCTAACTTTAACAACAACACCACTTTCAATAGGAAGTGGGGGAACCAGTGCAACAACTGCCCCCAATGCGATAAATGCACTTATGCCCGTGTCTGCAGCTGGAGCCCTCACGTCTTACAATGGTACTAACTGGGTAACATTAGCTGCAGGGACTGAAGGTAAGACATTAAAGATGACGTCTGGATCGCCTACATGGACAGCTGGAAGCACAATCCAATATCTTGTGGCGAGCTCAAACGTTGTAACGACTCAGGCTTTAACAACAGTATTTGCAACAGTTAATACATTAACTCTCAATATAACGCTTGCATCTGCGTCATCAAAGGTCCTTCTTAAAATGAATTTTGCAGGGGCAGTGGCTACGAACGATTCATATTTTGCGTTTTTTAGAGGTGCAACGGAACTTGTCCGTGTTTTTTCTATATATCAGGGGACAACAACGGTAATTAAATACGGTAGTTTTGAATGGATGGATACGCCAGGATCAGTCGGGCCGCATACATATTCATTAAGAGTAGCCACAGAAGCAGGTGTTGGAACTTTATACATCAATGCTGACAGTGCTGGAAGCGTGACAGGGTTAACATCCTATATATCAGCCACAGAATTAGGGGGTATCTAAATGGAACCAAATAAAGAAGATAAAATAGAGCGCCACATAAAGATCATAAATCATGTCATTAACAATGAAGGCGGATATGTAAATAACCCTAATGATTCCGGTGGGGAAACTAATTTTGGTATCACAAAGAGAACATATCCTAATTTGGATATTGAGAACCTAACGCGTAGCGAAGCTGTCGGTATCTATAAGAAGGATTTCTGGGATAAGTACAATTTTGATAAAATTAGAAACTTCGATGTAGCCCAAAAGCTTTTTGATATGTCTGTAAACATGGGTCACAAGCAAGCTGTAAAACTACTACAACAAGCGCATGGCGGGCTTCATGTTGACGGGATTATGGGAACAATAACATTTGGGGAAATTAATCAAGGAAGACCGGAACAATTGCTTGAAAAGTTTAGAGAGAAAATAGCTAATTTTTATAGGGAACTTGTGGTTCGTAATCCTAAGAATGCCGTATTTCTTAAGGGTTGGCTTAAAAGGGCTGCTCAATGAAAAATTACAACATCGTACCCATAAAGTTCAAAAACGGCATACAGCGCGATGGAACGCCGTATAATAGTGTGAGCTGTATTAATGGTCAATGGTGTCGTTTCTATGAAGGATGTGCCCGTAAAATGGGTGGATATGAGATAACCGACGTAGGAAATGAAGAAATAGTCAGAAGCCTATTTGTTGTTCCTCGTACTGGATCTATTGACCTGTATATGGGGCGTGATAATTCTTTAAATTATCTAAATATAGATGTTCACGGTGGGACAGGTGTTGAAGTAGATAGAACACCAACGACGGGATTTGTTCCAAATGATGATAATATCTGGTGTTTTGATCTTTTTACAAACTCTGAAAGTGGTGTTATTACCTCTTATATCGTTGGTCAGGTATCCCAAAGCGGACAAGATATAAGCAGCACACATCAAGGGCCTATATTTTATGGGAATATTTCTAATGATGTCCCTCTCGTACAAATATTAGATACAAACTCTGATCCAGTTGTTGCAAGCGGAGGTGTCGTATTTTCATCGCCTGTTATGGTGGCTTACGGAAACGATGGCGTCATTAGATGGTCAAATGAAGGTGATATAGCTACATGGGAACCACTCGATTCACTAACGAATGCGAAATTCCTTGTTGTTGCAAATACAAAGATTGTAAAAGCGTATAGAAACAGAGGCGGAGCAGCACCAAGTCTCTTGTTATGGTCGCTTAATAGCTTAAGCAGGGCAACATACGGGATAATTGGAACTGAAAATACGTTTACGAGTACAACAATTGAAGATGACATTTCAATTATGTCGTCCAATTGCATTGTTAAATACAACCAAATGTTTTTTTGGATCGGTGTTGATCAATTCTATTTTTTCAATGGAATCGTTCAAAAGCTTCAAAATACCATGAACAATGACTGGTTCTTTGAAAACGTTAACTTGAACTTTCGCCAAAAGATTTGGGGCGTTGCTATGCCGCGCTATAAAGAGATCTGGTGGTTTTATCCTCGTGGTAATTCGACAGAATGTAATGCAGCTATTATTTACAATTTGGAAGAAGAAATTTGGTATGACACACTTATAGATAGATCTGCAGGAGTTCCAACGTCTATATACCCGTATCCTATTTTTGCTTCATCTATTCCAGTAAGCACGATAACAACACGTGGGGCACTTGATACGTTCCCTCTTTGGACACATGAGATTGGAACAAATAGGGTTCAAGGTGAGAATATATACGCGATCGATTCTTACTTTGAGACAAGCCAGATGGATATGTGGGCTTCTAATCCTGAAGGCAGTGTCCTTCTTAGAAACCGTCGTATAGCTCCAGATTTTGTCCAAGTAGGGACAATGTACGTGACCATTAACACTCAAAAATATCCTAATAGTCCAATTGTTAGTGATGGTCCTTACCCTTTTACAACATCAACTGAAAAGATAGATTTTGCGTCTCAAGGTGGGATTATTAGCTTTTTGTTCAGAAGCAATGAAGCTGGCGGATTCTATCAAGAGGGCAAGAGTCTTTATTTCTTTGAGAAAGGAGACACATTTAAATAATGTCAAATGTAGTCCTGCCCATTGGCATTAATTTCAAAAATTGGAGCGACCAACTAAGACAAGATATGCCCAATATAACCCTCCCTATTGCGGGCAATGTTCGCAACTGGAGAGAATGGGCATCTCAGGTCGTGAACGATAACGCGCTATCATTTGTCCCTGTCCCTACCGCTCTTTGTTACCCAAACGAGGACGACTGGAAGATCTGGGCATCGTACTTTATTGATAGCGTCAACAATTTAACAAATACATAAACAAGGAGAACCCCATGTATCCACTAAACGCAACACCAGGCAGCATGAATTCCATGCCGTCATCTGCTGGCCTATCACAACCACAAAACGCAATGGAACCACGCCAACAATTTGCCCCCGCTTCATCAATGGCAACTATGCCAAATGCTTACGCTCATGGCGGAAGAACGAAGCGAGGGAAGCTTGTTATGGCTCACTTCAACCCTAAAGAACTAGATGTCCTAGATCACCTCCAAGGGAAGATAGAAAAGTGTCCTCGCTCCGGTATGAGATCTTATACCCATCTAGAAGAACTTTTAAAGAACCCACATATTCTATCATCTGTTCACCAACATGCTCGAGCTCATCATGCATCCGGTGGATCAGCAGGCGGATATGGAAATCCTAGTTTAAATGCTATGGCTGGACATGGCGTTCATGGAGACAGTGAATTAGCTCTTATTGGTCCACATACAAACCATGTTCTTAGTAGCCTAGCAGCACCCGGAACGCTTACGAACCATATTGACGGACGCCCTCAGTATTGGTCTTTAGGCGGTACATTAGGCGGTCTTTGGAACACAATTAAAAGTGGTGCTCAACAAGCTGCTCCTTATATCGGAGCCTTCGGTAAAGCTATTCTTCCTGCCGCCATGCCAGCAATACAAGGTCTTGCGTCTCGATATGGTGGAGATCTTGGGGCAAAAGCTGCTGAAGGTCTTGGAGGCCTTGCTAACCAAGGTTTGGACTATCTGCAAGGGATGGGATCGGACCAGAATCAAGCAATTGCTAGTGGCTTGGGTCAAGGATTGCAAGCAGGAGTTGCAGCTAGACAAGCTGGCATGAGCCCAATTCAAAGTGCTGGTGCGGGCGTATCAAAGGTTGGGTCTATGTTGCCCGGCGCCTTTGGTGGTGGTCTGCAAAGCCTTGGTGGGTCAGTTCAACAAGGACGCGGACTACTAGACACGGCTAAAAACACAGCAATGGGTATGTATCAAGGGGCAGGCGGTACACCAGCTTTACAAAATATAGCAAGAGGCGCTGCCTCTGATTATTCCGCTGGAACGGCTCCAAAAGGGATTGCACAAAATGCGGGTAGAGCTGCTTATAACGCAATGATGGGCCAGCAACAACAGCAACAGCCAGAACAAGAACAACTCGCTCAACCAGGTTTCCAGCCTAGCTACCAATAAAGAAAGATATCATCATGGCTAATAACAATTTACCAATAGCTCCCTTTGAAAGGGAAAGACAAAAGAAAGCAAGAAAGCCCAAACAACAACCAATGCTTTTATGCCATTTTGCTAATGGTGAATTGCAAGGCCTTGATAAACTGCAAGGGGGAGTATCAATTGATCCAGCAACAGGATTAAGAGAATATTCTTCCCTTTCAGAACTTATAAAAATACCAGAGGTTAGACAGATCTTTGAAGGCATTACACGACAAGTTGAAAAAACTGGTAAATTGCCAGCATCAATTAATAAGCTAACCAAAATCGAAGATAAGATGACTCCATTTAGAGAAACGCCAATTGAAAGATCGAGCACAGAAATTGAGAAACTAGAAAAGCTCGGTAGGCATCCAGATACAAGGCTTGCTCTTATCCCATATGATTTAGCTGAGTTCTTTTTGCAGTTAATACCGACTGCAAGCATTAACCCACATAGTGGACTTTTAGAGTTTGGGTGGTTCCATGAAATCATCCGTGGTGTTGGAACAGTCGTTGGTGCATACTTTGGCGGCCCAATTGGAGCAGGTCTAGGCCGTGCAGCTGCAGGTATGATCACAGGTCAAAAGCCAGGAGATGCTGCAATGGCAGGTGCAAAAATGGGTGGGATGGCCTATCTAGGTGGAGCAGCTCTGGGAGGTATGGGCGTTGGTCAAGGCGCTGCAGCTGGTTCGAAAATGGGAATGATGAATGGAATGCTAGGCGCCAATGGTGCCGCCGCTCCCGGTGGGGGATTTGCTGGACTTTCTGGCATGCTTGGCATGGGGTCAACCGCAGCTGGGGCTGCAGGTGCTGGAACTGGAAGCGTAGCCGGTACAGCAGCATCAGGTGCACCGTCACTTGCAGCAGGTGCTGCAGGGAAAATAGGAACAGGGGCCATGTCCGCAGCACCAGCGGCTGCCGCACCAGCTGCTGCAAAAGCTGGATTCTTTTCAAATTTAATGAATAATCCAATGCTCGTACAAGGTGGTATTTCTGCTCTTGGAATGATGGGGGAGCAAAAGCAACACAAGCATGAAAAAGAAATGTATGAAGCACAGAAGAAAGCACATGATGAAGAATCGGCAAAAGGTGCAGCATACAGAGACTCTATGGGTCTTGCTCGACCATGGACAACAATTGAGGCTAAACCCAAAACAGTTAATAGAGATTTCTTTAACCAACAAAACAAATCTCTTTCTAAACATGGTGTTTATACAGCCTCTCCATTTTTAGAAGATGGAGCTACGGCACATTATAGGGGTGGTAACGTTAAATCATACAACAAGGGAACGTTGGTAAAAGGTCCTGGTAAAGGGCAACAAGACCTTATTAAAACACATGTTCCAGAAGGATCGTATATTATTGATGCATCCTCAACATCTATGTTTGGCGATGGATCTAGTGATGCTGGAGGAAAGATCTTAAAGAGTTTTGAAGAAAAACTTAGACGGAGCATTCCTAAAAACAAATATGTTAAAATTGAAGAACATGTTGTTTCAAGATCTCCGCAGCTTCCCGTTTGGCTATCAAATGATGAATATAAATTTGATCCCGTTACCGTCTCTATTTTAGGGGGTGGATCAAATGCTAAGGGCTCTAAGATGCTTAAGCAGATGGTGAATAGCTTACGATCACATAAAAATAGTAATGGGAATAGACTACCTCCAAAGTCAAAAAACCCAGAATTTTACATGAAGGGGAAATAGACAATGCCTGGATTAATGGATTTATTAACTGGTAATGTCCCGGGTTCTGCGCAAAGTATGAACATGCCCGGCGCAAACTTGTTGCAGCGGGCACCTAGGGCTGCACCAGCACCAACCCCACTTGCAGCAGCTCAATCATCTGGCTATGCATCAGCAGCGCCGGGCGATGGAGTAACATTTACAGGGGCACCCCTTTGGTATGCTCAAATGAAAGAAAAGCTTTTGCAAAGAGCAGAAGCACTTTCACGTCAGGAAGATAGCCCTTATGGTCTTGATCCACAAGCACAAAGGGCCTTATCGGGTGAAATTCAAAGACTAAAGGCACAAGCTAATCTTATTAATTCGCCCTTTGCTATCCCATTTTCTATAACTGGTTCGGACGAACCAGTATTCTTTACGCCAGCTCAGCTAAAGCGTGCCTCAGAAGATGAAACTTTTGCAAAGCGTGTTTATGAAAAATCCACGGGTATTCATGGAACACCAGAAAACGATATTGCTGAATTTAGAAATCGAATAGTTTATCAAATCCCACAACTTGATGACATGTTGGACAAGCAAGAAGCATATGAAGCACAAAGTGGCACAGCTCCAGAGATTATTAACCTTCACGAAGCCGAAAAGAAACTTAGATCCTCCCAAGGTTTATATAAGGAGTCTCTTAATAAATATGAACAAGTGGCTCAAGAGGCGCCAGCATACGTAGCCAAGCCTTCGGATACTTTTCCCTTGCAAGGTGGCTCTAGGGTTAACCGCGCTCAGGCTCAATCTATGATAAATACTGGGGAATTGAGCCCTTCATATTTTTCGGGTTTCTTTGACAGCTTGAATGCTTATGATAAGTATGAAAAAGCCAAAAGTATATATGATTCGAAAATTCAGGCCGCAAAAAATGATGTTCAGGAGGCATCAATTCCATATAACAATGCAATTCAGGTTGCAGAAAATTCTGCTTACCACGCCCAAGGGCATCCTGAAGGCGATTCGTACTTAAGAAAGATTTCTACATTACATCCAGCCTCAGTGCCAGACAGCAATCCTGCAGATATAAATGCCGCAGCTAACGCTATTTCTGCATTTGAAGACGATATTACAGCTCAAAACTATCAATTTTTGAATGATCCATTGAATATCAAAAGGGATAGCGACGAGAACCTATTCCAAAGACTAAATGTTCCCTCAGCAACAGAACACGTTCTATCTCAATTTGGTCGTGTTGCACCAATGAACCAACTGCATGAACAAGCACGACGCATGGTTCAACGAAACATTGGTAGCCAAGATGAATCGTTTAAACTCTCAAAGGAAGAAATAGAAGCGGCTAGGAATAGAGATATTGCAGGAGAAGCAAAAGCACTCATTGCAAGGGGACTAACTCCAACACATCAAATGCTTGATCCGTATGTAAATAGACATAATGAAGATGTTATTGAAGCGATGAGAGGGGACGCACAAAAAAACTTCTTGGAAGAGGTACTGCCATCAATTACAGGTAATTTTGCGGCTAGTGGTGGGTTCCATACAGGAGCAAGACAAAATACACTGCATAAGCATGCGTTGAAAGCTCAAGAACAGCTTAATAGAGATATCATGAAGCTAAGACATACTGGTCTTGAAGATGCGTATAAGAGAGCAGAGCAACAAAATGCTATGACATTACAAGCCTCACCACTCGTTGCCCAAGCTGAAAAGATGCAGCATGAGGCTAACCTAAAGGCAGCTCATGAGGCGAGAGATACAGCACTCCTACAAAAGGAAACAAACAAAGAAGACGTTTCAGCAGTCAGCCAGTTTGCACACCAACAGCAACATCAAGCGCAGCAAGAAATTAACCAAAGACGCGCTGCCTATAATGAAATGCAGAATGAAGAAAGAGACAGACTAGCTACATATGCAAACATTGCAGCTGGTATTGAGGCGCCAACCATACAAAAATATGAAGGTGCAAGATCTCAACTTGGTGCTCCACCAACACCACCTAACCCATATAATGCAGCAGGTGGGATGCTAGGACAAATGGTAGCTATGAATAGATTGCAGAATCAAAATGCTAAAGCTGGCGGACTAATCAAAAGGAAGTTAGCCCCAGGTGGACTTGTCCAATCACCGGCACAAAGATATGCGCAAATGATGCAAGGGTTGCCAGACAGCAAATATGAATCACAACAGGCAGGTATAGCGTCAGAACTTAGGAATGAGCGCGTAGATCCTCTAACAAATTGGCTACAGCATGTGTCATCGCAAATGCTCTCAAATACCAGAGGGAACCCGATGGAGAACATTGGGAGAGGGGCTCAAACTGCAGAGGATCATATGAATCTTCATAGAAATAGGCAAATTGACGCAAAGTTAAAGGCCGCTAATGTTTACCAAGCTCTAGATAACAGCAGACACTCTCAAGAGAAACTTCTTGCAAATTTCCATGATGCTGAGGAACAAAGATCTGAACAAGCGCGTCATCATAGAGCGACTGAGGGTGCAAATTATGCTAAAGATAATGCTCCGATGTCTGAGGGAGATATTTTAGATCTTGAATACAAGAAAGCTCAAATAGATGCTTTAAGGGGTAAAAATATTCCTGAAGAGATACAAATTGGTGAGAAGACTATAAAGCCAAGAAACAAGACAGGATTGTCACCACAAGATCTATCCCAGCTAAAGACAATCGAAAAGAACAAAGAATTGAACGAAAGCAAGAAGTACGGATATAAAGAAATGGTCGATTTCCTGAAGAATCAAAGGGAGATAGGGGAATTGCCCTCTACTGGTACACTTGCAAAATATTCACCAAATGTTAGTGATCTTTCAAAAGAATATGAACGGCGTCTTGAAAAAATGGTTTCTGGCGAATTGCCATCGGGTGTTCTGACAAATGCTAAGCTTGCCTTTGCAAAAGGATTAAAGCCAACAGAACTTGATTCTCCAGAAGTAGTAGAAAAGTTTGCTAAAGTTGGGAAAGAGCATTACGGAGACCTTATTGAGCGAGATCAAGTTGCAACAGATTTTGCTGCGTATAATATCCCGCCACGTGTAAGCTTTGCAGCATATGATCAATGGAAAAAAAATGGCAAAGAAGGTGATATATCTGAATATGTACAAACTATTCTAGAAGGCGCATCAGCCCCTAAATATAAAGATGAAATCTCACCGGTAGGAAAGTATGACCAAATAGATGATTCGCGTATAGCTAAGAGAGATTCCCTTAGGATTGCTGTTGCTAATGCTAGAAAACAAATGGGTGAGGGGTAATATAAATGGATGCTATTGATAAAGAAATAGAAGATTTAGAAAGAGAATTGGCGCAATTAGGAAATAAATCACCTCGCAAATCTGATCCAATTGATGATGAAATAAAAGACTTAGAAAGGCAGTTGTCAAAATATTCAAAAGGCGATGCCACAGAAGAATTAAAACAACTTTCTAAATCAAAAAAGAAATCTGATGATGGACGATATCTTGAAAATGAAGGGTACTTAGCACGGGAAGCAAGAGGCTATGCAAGAGGTGCAAAAGATATAACAGCAGGAGCGATGGGGCTAGGTGATTTGCTTACAATGCCCCTTCGGGAAGGCGCAAACTTTGCTTTAAGAAGATCAGGATATCCAGAATATCAGATGCGCCCCGCACAAGAGATTGTGAGTGAAGGAGTAGATGAATTAACAGGCGGATATACAAAGCCAAAATCACGACATGAACGGTTCAAATCTGCAATTACACAGGAAGTTGCAAGTATTCCAATTGGAGGGGCATTAATTAAGGCGCCGCATTTGATAAACAAAGCAACAAAATTTGGTAAAGCCCAAAACTTTGTAGCTGGAATGTACTCCCCATCCAAAGCAAATCTTTTGGGTACCGCAGGTGGAACTGGTGCTGTTCATCACTATTTAGAAGGCAACGAAAATCCATCAACCGTAAGTGCATTGTTAGCAGGTGCAGCCGGAGGCGTGGGGGCTAACTACCTTTCCCGTGCAGGAATCGGAGCTATAAAGGGTGCCCCGAAGTTTATTAAAGCACCCCTGGAGACAACGAAAGATGTTGGGAGTAGGATCGTTGGAAAATTGTCTGGATTTAATCCTGAACTATACAAGCAACATGTAGAAGCAGGGATACCAGCAAGTCTTGCATCTGTTTCTAAGAACCCGATAATAAGTCCAACAGAAAGTATTTTATATCACACACCTGGTGCAGGTGGCCATATGAAGGCATTTTATCAAGATAGAACAAGAGCGTTCTTAGATAAGATGGGATTTGAAAAGATACAAATAGACGATATTCCTAAAGGCATTCAACATGAATTAGCACATGAAGGCGCTCAAGGGTTCAAAGCTAAAAAATCTAGGGAATACGGAAAGCTTAAAGAACATTTTGAGCCATTTGAAAAACACGCTACAGAAACAAGACAAATGGTTGATGTATCAGATTTACATAACAAATTAAACGAATCACGGTTAGGGGTAAGCGGTGCATTTGAAACTAAAGAAGCAGCCTCATCTATACGGGGGAAAGCATTAAGTACATTAGAGGGATATTTACAAGATAGCGGGTCAAGAAATATAGAAATACCTTATGGGTCATTAGAACGATTCAGAGGCAAGATGCTAGACATAAGAGATAGTTTACCTACGGGATCCAATGAACGCAGGGAAGCATCTAAAATATATAAAGATTTATCAAGTAAAAGGCATGATTTCATAGAAATGAACGGTTCTAAGTTAGAAAGTGCCGCATCGAAGAAAGCACGTAAAGATTGGACAGACTATAGTCGCACAGACGTTTCTAATCTATCTAAAAAAGATTTAGGCGAAAAACAATTTGCACAGGAACTTCTTGACAAGAAAGATGATTCATCGGCATTCGCAAGATTATTATCTAAAAACCCAAAATACCTAGAGACCGTCCGCAAGGGACTCCCACAAGATAGATTAGAGGATTTAAGACAATCTCTTTTAGGTGAGATGGGAAGTAAGGGTAGGGGAGAATTTAACTTGTCCTCAATGGTTACTAATTTTAACAAATTTAAGGTTACCAATGGAGCAGAATTTAGAAAGCTATACAAGAATCCAGACGCTGCTGCGGGTGTTGAAAAGGTAATAAATCTTTTGAGTCATAATAAAAAGGTTATGGAATCAATGGCCAATACATCTAAAACAGCACATACAGCTAGCTATATAGATTACCTTAAAAAATCGGGAGCTATTGGAGGACATTTAGCTACAGGTGCATATATAGCAGGGGCTAAGGCATTTATACCAATGGCAATAACATTAGGTGGTGCTAAAGTAGCAGCAAAATTGATGACCGACCAAACATTTTTAGCGCGCATAAATAAAGTTATGACAGCCAATAGCCCAAAAGCACAAGCAAATCATTTTAACCTTCTTATGAGAACTCCATCTGTTATGGAGCTAATGTCAAGCAATGCATATAGATCTTTTAAGAATCAAGCAAGAAAAGATGACGGTGAATAGACATAAATTAGAAAGATTATCATGTCCAATAATCATCATCAAACCCAAATGTTAGAAGTGCCCACCACCCAATAATACATAATATAATTTCATATGTTTGAAAATTATTGGAATTAAAAAGAAGCCCAATTGAAAAGGCCAATATATAAACTGATTTCATAATAATTTTCCTAATTAAAACTCATCCTGAGGGGATGATTGCGGGGTTCTAACCCGCGTTGCCCAGCATAGACACTGAGGTTCTCCCTTGAACTAAATCATCCATAGAAAGACAACTGTGGAGCTTTGATCCACGACCCACAAAATGACATGCAGATCAGATGCTTTCTATAGATATATGGTACCAAGCGATGTGAATCATATCAATGGACTGATTGTAATTCATTCATAAGCTTTTGATGTTCATATTCAGATTGTTGAATTGACTGTTGAAATTCCATCTCTCTTTTGTCTTCCTCAATCTTTTCTTTGAGCTTTTTCATTTCACGGCGTTGCTTATCAGATTGCTCCTTAAGCTCTTCCATATCCCTATTCATTTTTTGGACATCTAAATTATCATCTAGTTTATATGCTGGTTGGTACGTGTACGCGCTTGCAATTACAGGTATAGATAATAATATTGTTACTGCTCTCATTGGCTCTCTTCCTAGGTCTTTATGTAACATTAATGATTGAACATTAGCACACATTTTAATTTATGCAAACACTTTTTTAATGGATTATAAAAAACATTATCGTAGCGAAGAAATAAAAGTCTGTGGAATAGATTATTTTCAGAAAATGAATAAAAAAATAGTCCGTAGGAGAATATTTCTATTGCAACCGTACGAACTATAGTTTAATAATTTTAATATCCATCTAACTTAGATGGTCCATTCTTAAGATATACAAACTACTTAAGAATGAAAGTTTTAACCCGGAGAAAACGGAGAAAAAACAGAGAAATAACTCTTAACGAATAAGTACATTTTCTCTCTTTCTCCGGGTCAAGTCAAGTTATTAATTAACACCTTAGGAGTATAAAAAATGGCTACTAGAAATTTCCCCCTAACAAATACAGGATATGTCCAGATTGCACTAACAAGCCACGTAAAAGTGTTTGGACAAAGCAAGGCAAGATTAATTAATAAAATCGAGTACTGGGCTGGGAAAGGAATGGGTGTAATGCATGAAGGCAGACGGTTCGTTAGTAATAGTGCGAGAGCTTGGGGCGAACAAATTTGTCTCTCTGAACGTCAGACAAGCCGCATTGTTCAGGATCTAATCAAAGATGGGGTACTGATAGTGAAAACCCTAGCAAAGAATAAGTCCAACAGGACAAACTATTACGCCATTAACTACGAAAGGCTTTGTAAATTAGATGGATCGCGTAAAGGTATTGATTCGTCAGCCAACTCGCTAGAAAACGTCTCGGACATCGAGACGCAATGTCTCGATGGTTATACAAGGAATACATACAAAGAAAAAGAAGAAGGTAGTCTGGATGTTCCACCGCGTTCCCTTCCTGTTTTAATTGAAAACAAGGAGGAAGGAGAGATCAAAGAATTCATTCCAGAGGTTAAACCAACAACACAAAACCGAGTTGAACCCGTAAAGACAGCTGCATGTTCTACTGGTTTAGCTATAAACAGGTCTAAATCGTACCCTACACGATCAAATAAGACTATTCCTATGCAGATGATGGATATTGTTAAAGAAGAATGCACAGACCTTGTTTTAACGATGAAAGAGAACAGGGAAAGATACCTTTGGGCAGCGTATAATCACAAATTTGACAAAAACCTTGAAAAGTTCAGGGATTATTGCAAGAAATTACCATCAATAGCATATAAGATAGGTGAGTCAATCATTGCATCTCTTGAAGATGCAGTTAATTTTAAGAAAATAGACGCAGTCATGGGGATATCTGAGAGTATGAAAGCAAATGCGGTTCCATCTGAACAGCAATTTGAGAAAAAAGCACTAGATCACATAGTTAATGTTCAAGAAAGTGAAAGATGTAAGGAAGATAGAAATCTAATTCGAAAGATTCTAGGGAATTGCGCATATGTTTCTTGGTTTACTCAGGTTCAGTTTGAGGAAATAGACGGGTTTTTGCATATGAACGCAAATAATAAATTTATCGAACATGAAATTAATGTTAGATTTGGTCATTTATTAAACAAAATATTATCATAAAAAAATGGTGTACTCCAATTAAGGGTTACACCATCAAACGATGTGATGAATAATATATTTAGTGTATCACAGTCGTTTTGCTGTGTGCGCGTTTTATGACGTGGGAAAAAGCAATTTATACTCACCGTAAGTCATACCACCATCGCTTGGTATACTTATTTCGTGTTAGTGTTCGTGTTCGCATCCGCATTCGAGTAGCTGTTTTGCGGGGCGCTCTTTTTCGGCCAAATCTAACGCATCGTAATTTATAGTATAAGAGCTTGGTTTACCTCTTACGAGGTTGTGTGGCTGTTGTAAAACAAAATTTAACGCATCGTAATTTATTGTAAGATAGTTTGTTCGATTGCCTTTATGCGGGGCTAGCTTTTCAACAGAGATAATGCCCAGCTCCAGCATAGATTTAGTTATGCGCGCAATTGACCGTCCAGAAAAATCTATAGCTTTACCCCAAGCTGCCGCAGATCTACCGATCCACATACGGCCCTCATGTACAGATCCTAGATCATGTTTTATATCTGCATGTAGTTCAGACAAAAGGACTGCTGCTGAGAACCCAAGCCTTGATGAAAGCCTCCTTGGTATGAGTGCCAAATCGCCCTGATAAAATGGGTCGTTTATCACCTCATTAGTGAGTTGTGTTTCCATATTGAATTGCCTTTTGTTATATAATTTCTTAACGATTATACGTCATTTTTTAATGAAAATAAACAAAATAGAGGGTTGATCCTTGGTAATATCCTTATAAATGGCCGATTTGTTGTATATAGACAACGATTCACTATGGATATATCTGGTTTTCATAATTCCAAAGCAAATTCGTGGTAACCTGGAGAATGATATCGCAACATCGCAACTAAGATAAGCATGATCTACCTTATAAATTTTATGAAAACCTGCAAAGTCACGCACTCACCTAAACCTGAAGAGTTTATTTGTTTAAAGCTTGCTGCTTATCTTAGAGAAATGAGTATTACGGGCAAGTGCAAACATGTGTGGTTTCATGTATCCAATGAAGGAAGTGCACCGGGAAAGCATATATGGGGTGCTAGACAGCGCAACATAGGTAAGTTCGCAGGGGTAGCTGATTATATATTTATGGGGGATACATGCTTAGCCCTAGAGATAAAAGCTGGCAAAAAGAAATTAGAGGAATCCCAAGAAGTATTTAAAAGGTGGTGTGACGATACCAATGTTCCCTTTAGAGTAGCTTATTCATATGATGATGCACTTAGTGTTTTAAAGGAATGTGGTATTATTGGGTAGTTTTGCTCAATGGCGTGAGAATATCCCTTTTTTTAACATTTAATGTAGATTTTGAATCAAGATATTTTTTTATATCGCACATTTTGTACCTAATTCGCCCATTAATTCTTTTACTTTTAACTGCGAATCTCTTTTTAGCACGCCAAACATAAAGTGTGCCTTCAACAACACCAATCATATCTGCTGTTTGTCTTATCGTTAGGTAAGCTTTCTCTTCAGAGGATTCCTCATCAAATCTATTCCCTCCATGTTTCATTGATTCTTTAAGTTTTAAAACATCAGACTTTCTAAATCTTGTTGTTCTGTTGTCGTTAAGTTTTATATGGGGAAGTATAAGTTGGCTTGTTCGTATTTTTGTATAAAACCAAATGGTTGATATCCCAAGGATATGTGAAGCTTCTTTGCTATTTATGAGTTGTCCTTCAGATATAAAAATATCCTTAGCACTAAGTTTTTGAGAAAGTGTCATTTGAAAAAAATAAAAGTAACTCCTATTTAATCTTCTTTTATTAATAAAAAATTATCAATACTAAATAAGTGTGTATGGTGGCTGAGAAAGGAAGAGAGGGCCACCATACATAATAATATTAAACGATATTGTTTTTTTTAAAAAGAATCTTGCTATGATTAATATAGGAAAGGATAAAAAAAGGTACACATATGAATATATTAAGAGGGTATATGATTGAAAGGTTTAAGGAAAAAAGCACCTATATTGGATTAAGTGCCTTCTTTGCTTCAATTCAATATAAATATACAGATGCAATGATTGATGATGCCGCAACCTTCTTTATCTTACTTTGCGGACTCGCTGTTATCTTCACAAGGGATTGATTAAAGTTTTGTTGGGTTAAATTTATCTTTTGTTCTGTTCACGGTTTGCCGTGATGTTTTGTGGAATTTAGCTATAGCAGAAATTGTTTCTCCGTTTTCAATTCGTTCAATGACATTTTCTTCTTGTTCTTTTGTCAATGAAGGGGACCTGCCTAATCTAATCCCTTTTGATCGTGCAACCGCTAATCCTGCTTGAGTTCTCTCTATTAGTAATTCCCGCTCGAATTGAGCAACAGCATTGATAATATGCATTGTCATTTTCCCAGCTGGACTTGTAAGGTCAACGCCGCCAAGAGCGAGGCAATGAACTTTTATTCCAGACTTTTCTAATTTACCAACAGTAATACTAACATCTATAGCATCTCTTCCAAGGCGATCTAATTTAGTTACAACTAAAACATCGTCACGTTCCATCTTATCCATGAGGCGAACAAATTCAGGACGGTTTAGAATTGGAACAGATCCAGAAATAGTTTCAACAACTATTCTATGTTCTTGAATGGCAAATCCAGCATCTGTGATTTGTTTTATCTGATTATCTGTATTTTGTTCAAGTGTCGATACGCGAGCGTAAGAAAAAGTTCTGGACATTGTCTATGTGTTTCAAAATGGGTGGACGAAAAGTAATTAATGCCCATATATAGAATGATATAATATACGGGCACTAATTTAAAGTGTGGTCAAGATCGTTCGGTTTCGGGCACCCCTAATCAAGATTTGGTACGGCAAGGTTTTCGCATCCATCAAACGCTGCATCTCCTATTTCAGTTATACTCTCAGGAATAGAGATATGAGTAAGATTTGAGCATCCCGCGAACGCCCGATCCCCTATTTTTTTTACCCCTTCAGGGATAGAGATAATAGTGAGGTTTTCGCATCCCGCGAATGTCCACTCTCCTATTTCCGTCACCCCCTTCGGAATAGTGATCTCTTTAAGGTTTTCGCATTGCGCGAACGCGCCCATTCCTATTTCAGTCACGCCTTCAGGGATAGAGATATGAGTAAGATTTGAGCACCTATAGAACGCGGTGTTTCCTATTTTAGTCACGCCTTCAGGGATAGTGATACTGTTAAGGCTTGAGCACCTATAGAACGCATTCGATCCTATTTCCGTGACGCCTTCAGGGATAGTTATGTTGGCAAGGTTTATGCATCCCTCAAACGCGTCAATTCCTATTCTAGTCACCCCCTTCGGAATAGTGATCTCTTTAAGGTTTTCGCATCTCGCG